TAAATTGGTCTGAAGTCAGATCCATTCTTAATCTATAATATATTTATAAAAGTACCTTAAGCTTTTAGTCTATATTATAAGATATTATATTACCTATCAATTTTATGAAAAATAATATAATTAACGATTAATATTTATGTTTTATAAATCGGTTACTCTTTTAACCACTTAGTAAATAGTTTAATACAGTTGGCTCGCCCAAGACGAACAGCCAATACTTCTTTTACCAATTTTTTATCAGTTATTTGCCAAGTTGGTAAAACAGAGAGTTGTTCAACAATTTCAGTTTTTGTGCCATCGACTTCTGGCCATTGAATAACCCAACCTGTTTGTTCAATAGTTGAGAGCCAATTAGCAAGAATTTTATGAATATCAATAGCATGCTGGTCAGAGGGAACAGCCACCCAATGCCCCCTATAATCTGCTATCCAGATTGGATTCTCTTGTTTCCAAGTAGCAGGATCTGATGAGAATACTACTTCACCCTTTAGAGCACTATCATATTGTTTTTCGCCATTTTCAATATTATCTTGAATAATTGACTTCATAAGTACAAAGTGAATATCGCGCATTAGGGAAATACCAGAGAAGAGTTCGAGATAGTCTTTCTCTTCAAAAGCTGTTCCATTATATGATGCGCCAATAAGATCATGAATCTTTCGACGTTTTCTTCCAAGTGCCGTATTTTTAAGAGTATCGGTCTGTTCTTGAAGTTCAGTAGTAAGATCAATAATAAGTTGTAGGCGCGCGCCTTTATTGGATAGAGAATAACTACCAGGATCTTGAATACAAGCGAATAGACTCATAATTCCAGATGGATTAAGATTAAAGGCGCTATAACCTTTTAATCCAAATTTATCAAGAGATGTTTCTTGAGAGGATTTATCTGATACAATCTCAATATAATCTAAAGTGCGGTTTCTATTGGGATTATTACTGGAATAAGATAGTAGATCTTTGATACTCACATTTTGATATTGTTTCATAGGTGCCCTCATATTATTAGTACTAATAATAGTATTAATAGTAGTAATATTAATAGCTTTAAGTCAATCAAATTTTGTTAGTTAAGATTATCGTCAGTATAGTTTGCGTTTTGGATACGAATAGTCTCTAATTCATTTAGGCGTAGTACATCTTCTTGACGTGTTTTTAAGCAGAAATTAAGATATTCATTAATTTGAACAAATGCCGGTTCAGAAATTGTAGATAAATCAAAAAAAATACCGTTTGAGTTTTCCGTATAATTTTCTTTTGTTTTTCGAATAATTCTAAATATCTCCTCTTGTTCAGAATTTACTAGAACTTTTATGTGCTCAAACACATTTTTACGTTCTTCATAACTATATGTCATTTCTAATTCCGTATAGATGTTCAGAGAATATTAACAAGCGCAGTTTATTATTTTATTTTATGCTTCTTCCTCTTCCTCTTCCTCTTCCTCTTCTGCTTCCTCTTCCTCTGCTTCCTCTTCTTCTTCTTCTTCTTCTGCTTCTCCAACTGCTTCCTCTTCTTCCTCTTCCTCTCCAACTGTTTCTCCAACTACTTCCTCTTTTTCTTCTTCTTTACCCTCATCAGAAGCATCTGAAATGGGAGTCTTATTACCAGATTTTTTAGTAATAAAGATGGCACTTGCTAAGATATAAGGATCATTAATTTGAAATTTAGAGCGTTTAAGTTCAACTTCAATGATATCTCCAACATCAACTTCTTCATATTCTTCACTGCCTATGTGAAGATCGCGAGGTACTTGAATACGAATTGCGTTATTATAGTCTGCGTATAGACCCATTTTGTTTTTACGAATAACCTCGCAAACAACTCGTACACCATCGGCTGGATAAATGACTTTTCCTTCAAGTTTAAGGTAGTAGATTGCGTCACCTGTAAATCGTGCTGCTTCAAAATACCCCATAGAGCGGGATATAAGTTTTATAGTACCGGATACAACAAAACCTTGCTCAGAGCACTTATTTTCAATAAGTTGTTTTGCCTTTTTCTCTAGAAGGGAGTCAATAGATTCATGTTTCACTTCATTGAATTCACCAGGATTAAGATTGATTTTCTTTTCAAAGAAAGCAGTAGACTCCATTCTTATCTTTCTTAATATCCTTTTACATGTCTCAAATTTTATTCCTCTCTCTCTCTCACCAATTTTTCTAAAATTATTTGTCTACAGCTCTAAAAGTGCCTTTGTGTCCAGTATAATAAGTCTGAACTGGTCGGAAGAACCATCTCTTACCATTTATCATATCTGCGTCTAAATATCTAATGAGTAAGTTTATTAGTGTACATGCTCGCGTCGAATTCTTAATCTTTCTTGTTCCAAGTATAATTCCACGATTTAAATCAAAATCGGATTTTCCTGCGGCTTTAAGTATATCGCCTATTTCTACAAGATTTGAGATATGACCAGTCATTGTACTAACATTACCACATTCTTTTCCTCTATTAACTTTGCTGCCTTCATATGGCGGGTCAGCTGTTTTAAAGACAATATCGCCGTTTTTAGGGACTACAAACCCATATGGCCCACCTGTTGTCTTATTATTTACAGTGAATGTACGTAATGATTCAGATGAATCACGTTTAATTTCATCAACAACAGATTTTAAACATGTTTGACCACCTTCACATATAAATTGTATTTCATTCCTTTTAGGGTCAATAAATCTATTAACTAAAATCTTACCTAATAAATACTGGTTTTCTTGTATACACTCTAAAAGATTTAACCCAGTAGAGTAAACTAAAAAGGTTTGCTCTTGGAATGTTAGCCATTCATCCCAAAAAAAGAATACTAGTGCTTTTCTAAAAGCTTCTGGGTTTTTAGACGGTGATTTTTGGAAAGATACATGAAGCCATTCAATCATCTCCAAAATCTGTCGATATTTCTCTATTAATTCCATATCATCGTGTGAAACATCTAATATTCTTTGTTCAATTTCACTAGGTGGTTTAAGATATTTAACACTCATTGATAATCGTTGACACCAATCCATGACGGCAGACCAAATGTCTTCAATAGATTTAGTAGTATTTACTACTTCTTGCTCTTCCTCTATTTCAGGTTCTTCATATTCAAGTGGTGCAAATAGATCGCGTTTAATTGGAAACTTAGCTACTCGAATTGAGAGTGGAATCGTTAAATCTAAATATACATTTGGCTGAAAAATATAATATCCATTACAATATCTAATATATCCTGATAGATTATTATGGGATACTTGGAAGTTTTTATTATCTATTATATCTGTTAATAAATCTACCACTGCGATGCGCGGTATATCAGTAAACATATTCCATAAGTCCTCAGATTGATAGTAAGGCTGTTCTTTAAATAAAGTGCGAATACGTTCTTTCATTCTATTTACACGCCATCTTGCGGAAAATTCATCGTATGTTGAATCATCAATTGTTAGAGACGCAATATCTATTTTAGGTTTACATTCATAGTCACATGTTTCAATCCAATCACATACAGCTGTAAAAGGCATATCATTAATATCGACATCTCTGCGAACATTTCCTTGTGCATCAATCTCGGTAATAGACGGTTGTCCTTTAATAATAATGGCCTGATTATTTAGATTACAATCAATTGCTGCGACTTTCATTGTTCTAGTAACCTTTCCAACTAAAACTGCTTTTTTAAATCCGATTCTGTAGCTGTATAAATCGGCGGTTTCACGTCCATTAGCACCGCCACTAATGGACTTTAAAGGCAAACCTTCTAGGTTTGACCTTTCCCGTCCATTAGCACCGCCCTCTTCTTCTGGTAACTGTGCTGCCAATAAATAAACAGTGTTATTTCGTTTTTCCTTTGGAAGGGCACAATGAGATAAGTAACGAATGGCGCGCCCAAGAATTTGTTCTGTCTTATTTAAGTGAAACCAAGAGTCAATAATATATGTTTCACGAACAAATCGCAAATCGACACCTTCTGAGGCAATTTGAGAACCTATCATTATTTTAATATTGGTTCCCTCTGCATTATTAAAATCCCTTTGTGCGCGAATAGTTTGTTCGTTGCGAGGAGATAGACTAATATCACCAGTTAAAAGTCCATAATATGCGGGAGTAAAATCATGTGCAGAATTACCATGTTCCTTTTCCCTTTTTGGACAAAGTGCACATTGTTTGCCACCTGGTGTTTGAGGTCCATTAGCAAGAAGACCCGATTTTCTACCATATGGTAAATAACCATTGGCTTCAAGGGCAAGTGCTAAAGGTAGGGCACCACCGCTTACAAAGCGTGTATAAACAAAAATACATCCTTCAGCATTTTTAACTCTATTAATTAAAAACTCAAACTTTGGGCTATATTTATGGAGTTCTTCTAGACCAAGCCACTTTGCCCCACCTTCCTGTTTGGCTCTATAACGAACTTCACCACCCGAACTTTCCTTAGAGAAAATAGTACCAAGTCCATTAATATCTGTTCTTGCTCTATATGCGTCTACATTATCGCCTGCTGTCTCCTCTGTTGCTGGTACAATAAAATTTCCAGCGTGAATGAGTTTATCTAGTGCGACTGTACTTAGACCACTACCTCCAGCAGGTAATGCATTCATAAATGCCAAGGACGCTGTAAGTGTATCACCTCCAAGCATAATCGGCACAATAGGTAAGTGCTTGTAAAAGACTTTTTCAGCATCTGGAATAACAACACCACGAGGATTTAAAGCGGGATAGGTAGAAAGAACTGGAACAGCTGTAGGGAAAAGTCGAACTGGGAATGATACAGGATTTTCGCCGCGCATGAAGCTCACATATCTCTGAGAAATATATGAAAGCATTTTATTACCTCTCTCAGTAATAGTTCCTTCTTTATTAAAAATATCAGCCTCAGTAATTGTGCCCTGTTTATCATTCATAAGTAACATATTAAGCATAAAAATAATTTCCTTATAACTATTATACATAGGTGTGGCAGTAAGCATACAGAATTTCATACCCTCTGAATACATAAGAACATCGCGTAAATATGGCGTTAGAATTTTCCCACCTGCGGAATCACTTTCTTCAGATTTAGTAACCACACTAACATCATCCTCTTCAACAATATCACGAAGATTATGAGCCTCATCAATAAGAAGTAATCTACCACTAAACTTTTTACGAATCTTATCTTTTTTCAACTGAGTCTTTAATTCATCAGATGCTTCAACAGGAATACCTTTGAGTGTATCGCGAATAAAGTTAGCAAATGAAATATAACCAAAGACTTTATAACGTCTGCGAATAGCCTTATTAACGGCTTTTTCAATTTTATTAATATCTCTTTCATAAAGTGTATTGGTTAATTTCATATATGTCGTACCTGTACATTGAGAGATGCTATTTGGTTCATTACCTTCACCGATAATTACTTTTGTTTTATCAAAAATAGTTCTAAAGAAGCCTTGTTGAATAGTTGGTGGAGCTACAAGAAATACTTCGTTACGAGGATAAACTTCAAGCCATGCTTCAATAATTTGGACTCCTGCACATGTTTTACCAACACCAACGCCGTGAAATAAGAGGGCTGACATATATGGTGTTTTAGGCGACATAAAGTTGCTAACAAAGCGTTGAACAGGTGTAACTTCAAATGTAGAGTCATCTTCACATGGATCTGTACGAGGTTTCCATGTAGTTTGTAGACTCTCTGCGAATTCTCTTTTAGCAAGTAACTTTTGTAGAAATTCAGGGTCTCTTATATCAGGATATGCGCCTGTTTCATATTCCCACTTAGTTAGTGCACTCGATGGGAATAAGTTTCTTCTTTGAAGTTCTATTAATATTTTATCGCGTTCTTCAAAATTAGCAGTTGTATCCCATAGGTCAATAAGTTCAGGATCAGTTACACCTTCAAATGTAGTTACTATATTTGATGCTACTGATTCTTCTTCTACTTCCTTTCCTTCCTCTTCTACTTCCTTTCCTTCCTCTTCTGCTCCCTTTCCTTCCTCTTCTACTTCCTTTCCTTCCTCTTCTGCTCCCTTTCCTTCCTCTTCTACTTCCTTTCCTTCCTCTTCTATATTTGATACATCATCTTCTGGCACATTAGTTTCTAAGTTATTAGAGTTTATAGAGGAATTAGAAGGAGTTACAGATGCTTGATTAGAAGGAGTTACAGATGCTTGATTAGAAGGAGTTACAGACGCCAATTTAGGAGGTTCCACTGGTAAATTAGATACAATCTCAGGTGATTTAGTATTATCCTCCTGATTAAAAATATTTACATTTGGTAAATTAATACTGTCAGTACTAGATGACATAGCTATTTATAGAATAATATTTCATTTTATTGTATAAACGCTTTATACCTTAGATATGATAGTTTACTAAATATGGATTATGATCTTTGTGCTATACGATAAATTGAGCGTGGTAAATCATTTGTATGAACTGGATGAAAATTGCGCATAATTTTTCCAGCTTTTAGTAAGATTTCTCGTTTTTCTACATTATCCGGACGAATCTTTGAAATGGCTTCATCAAGTGAACACCATTGTATGCCACCAATTTCACGTACCATATGAGGATTATTAATATTCATTTCAACTTCAGTTGTTTTATTACATAGTGCGATATAGTATTTATGGCAATAATGTACCTGATTTGAGCCAAAAAATGTTTCAGAAATAGGGTATGTATTTTGAATAATAGTAAAGTCTTGTCGACGAAGGCCAGTTTCTTCTTGAAATTCACGGCTAGCACAGTTTATGTCGGTTTCATGTGGATTGCGACGACCCTTTGGAAAACCCCACTCTGGTTCCAACCAACTTGTAGGGTTACTTTCAATAAGTTCTCTAACCCTGTCTTTAATTAAAATATACTTCTTGATTGAAGTTTCATAATCATTTTTATGAGATTTAATATGAGATGATTCACCCCAAACATTTTGCCACAGTTCATCAAATGTCTGTGCTAAAATATTTTCATGTTCTTTTACAGTCATTCCTCGTATTAAACGTCCTAAATACTCATCATCTTGCGGCCCATATTTACCACGAATAAATTCTACAAATGCTAGCGAATCTTTGCGTTGAATTAAAAGAAATTGAATAGAATCGCTTCCATTACTAATGGTTGTAGCTTTTGAAAATAAGGAATTAGATACATTATTATTCATATATCGAACTGCGATAATTCCATAGCTTGTAACAGGTGATAAGCAATTACGGAAAACGTGGCCTGCTAAACCACAATTAGTACAATGTTGCGTACGGTTATTAACACTATCCATTTTGGATTATATTTACTTATAATGTAATATTTATCAGTCTTTAGACCGAAATAGCGTAGTAATATCAGTAATTATATACTTTGGGTGGCGAGTATAAGAATAGTGATAATAAACATATTATAATTAGGATGCAGTTTCCACCGAGTGTATGGGGGCCATTTTTCTGGCATACAATTCACATAATAGCATTAGGATATCCTAAAAATCCAACATACACTGATAAGAAATGTATTAAAGAGTTCTATGAATCTCTAGCATTCTTATTACCATGTACTATTTGTAAGAAGCACTATAGAGAACATTTAGCAAATAATCCTCTAACACCGTTTTTAGATTCAAGAAAAGACATATTAAAATGGACAATTGATATTCATAACTCAGTAAATAAAATGTTGGGGAAACCTGAATGGACAGAAGAGGAAGTAATTATTTATTATGAACGACTTGGTCGTCGAGATCGTTCTCCAGTTTGGACAAAAGATGATATGAAAGAAGTAGATTATAGATCCTTTATAAAAGGTTTTATGACTGGCGCCGCTATATTTACAAGTGTAGGAGGAGTTGTATATTTTTTAAATAAGTTGTAAGTAATATAATTAATTATGCTAATAATAACCTAAAAAATATATAGAGATAGGATAAATAGATGAGTCGTGAAACAAATATTAGTCAGTATCTACTTAATCAGATTAATACACCAAAAGTTAAGGTATCTACGGGAAGTACGATTACAGATGCTATTACAATTAAAAGTAATATAGGACGAATTATAGCATATGGCTTATCAATAATTATTATAATATTAGTAATATTACTTTTCGTTCATTTTTTTATTACACCCATATTTAAATTTAACCCTGGTGGTCCCGGTATAATATCAGTACCAGGGTATGATGATGGTAAACTATTTTGGATTACAACTACAACTGGTCCAATCTTAAATACAGCTTTACCAATTGTTAATCAAATATATAGTTATACTATTAATTTAGACGTATTTGTTGAAAATCCGTTACAGTTTTCTACTAAACCACGTATATTTTTTAGTAGAGGTGCTACTAAACAAGCGACGCCATCTGGTGATACGTTATTGGGAATACTTACAAATTATAATCTTGTGGCCGCATTACTTCCTGATACAAATGATCTAATTGTTTCAGTGCTAAATAAGGATAATAATATGGAGAATATAATTGTTCCAAATATTCCAATTCAGGAGCCATTTAGATTGACTATGGTGGTTATGGAACAGGCGCTCGAAGTATATATTAATGGTAAAATGATAAGAACACGTAAATTTTTAGCTCCACCAAAAGATGTAAAAGGCAATATTGATGCCGCATCGGGAATTGAATCAAATGTGATTAAAGTACATAATCTAAAAATATGGCCACGTATACTTACAGTAAGTGAAATTCGTGAATCTACCCCTAATTTGAGTTCACCGAAGGATTTTGGTGCGGGACCAATGGCTGCATCAACAAATTGTGTAAATTTGTCAGTAGAGAATACAATTAATAGTACTTCTAAAAGAGTATTAAGTATACTAGGAGGATAGATCTCTGATTAAAGATTGTATTTCCGATGTAAATCTAAAAATCTAAATTTCTATATAATCATATAATAGTATAATTATATAGGATGCTACCAATATCTTTAATTATATTTGCTATAGTTTTATTATTAATTACAGTGTATATAGTTGTATATGTTATATATCCAGGATCCAATAATAATGAAGTTTTGGATAAAATAACCTCTCTAAATGCTAAAAAAGTTATATTAATGTCTGATATAACACAAAATAAATTGCTAGCTACGTCAGGTTCATCTGTAATGGGATTTTTCTATTTAATAGACAGTGATAAAACTACAAAAGTAACAAATAATTTTAAATCTATAATGGAAATTGAAAATAATTGGTATTTGGAGATTGCGCCTGCTCCTAGTGGAACAAATAAAATATCAGCTCGTCTTCGAGTTATTACAAGTAAAGGTGTTAGATTAAATCAAGAAGTAATTGAATTACCGCCAATTCCACAACAAAAATGGATGTTTATTGCCATTTTGAGAGATGGTCGCAGATTTGATATAATTTACAATAATGAGATTGTGGCATCACAAATACTTGAGTATTATCCGGTTGTTATTAGCAGTTCTTTATCTATTGGAAATACTGGATTAAATGGTTCAGTAATTCATGTAATTGTAAATGATAAACGACTAACACCGACACAAATTGAGCGTGAAAGAGTAGCACATGTTAATACAAATAACATGGTATTAGAAGCTGATTCAATTAATATTAGTCTTCCTGGATTAAAATTATTTGGACAGTGTCCTCCCGGTTTACCATGCGACCCTATTACAAAGCCACCGCCTAATAATTTATTACAATGGAAGTCGCCATACGCTTAAGTAAATTTTTGGATAATAGAATATCCTTGTATTTTACAGGATAATGGACACTAATGCTAATGTATCTCCTGTAAGACGAATTGTTTCTATATTACTAACTATCGTAGGTTTAGTAGCTTTGTATTATTTATACCAGTACCTATTTGCCTCTACCACAGGTAATACATATTTGCTTGTATCGAAAAATCAGACTGCTAATTCTATAACTCCGATTATAATTGCTTCAGATAAGTTACCGACAATATATGAAGGTGGTGAATTTACAATTTCAACATGGATTTATGTAAATGATTGGAGTATTCGTAGAGGATATAACAAGTCAATTCTAAGTATTGAAGGTGATAACTTTGATATAATTCGCATGTATTTAGGTACATATAAACCAACATTAAGTGTTCGTTTACATACTGTTGAATCTGGATCAACATCTGGTTCTTTGAATGCTAGTACACGAATTTCTACATTTAATCCAACACAATTCTCGTCGCCTGATTCTGATAGTAGTTTACCACTGTGTGATTTACCTGAAATTGAATTACAACGATGGGTATGTATTACGGTAGCTATTAATGGCAAAACAGTAGATGTATACTACGATGGAAAATTAGCTCGTTCATGTGTATTACCAACATACTATAAAGCAGATTCTCGTTATTCTGCGAAATTGTTAGGATACGGTGGATTTGGTGGTCAGATTTCAAGAACAATGATGTATGATATCGCACTAAATCCTGAACAAGTTTATAAAATATATATGGCTGGACCAGAACCAGTTACGGATATAGGCTCATGGTTATATTCCTTCTTCACACCTGGTGTTAATATAGCCGTTACACAAACAAAGTAATACCTCAATTATATTAGTCCAAATAAATAATACAATATAATAAGAGGAATTAGATGGATCTATTTAGTCAAACAACACCAACGAATTCTGGCGAAATACCCGGTATTATATCACAACTAATGTTTACAATTACACTTCTTGCGATATTATACATGGTATTATTGTTTATTGAGGTAGTTTATAAATATATTAATCGACTATCAATTAATAGAACTGTATTATTACCAAATACATATAATATTGATGATAAATCAATTACAATTCCTCAAAATCCCAATATTAGAGGAAATAAATACGTAAGTCCCTCAAATAATGAAAGAAGTGGAATTGAATTTAGCTATACATTTTACTTAAATGTAAATCCTGGTGCTTTTAGACAAGAATACGGTCTCAGCCATATTTTTCATAAAGGATACTCTTCTCAGTTTCCCCTATTAGCACCCGGTGTTTATATGCGTTCTGATACAAATACATTACGTGTATATATGAATTCTTATAAAACATGGAATAATTTTATTGATATTGATAATATTCCTATTGGAAAGTGGGTACATGTAGGCCTTGTAGTTAGTGAAAATTCTCTTGTAGTTTATATTAATGGTAATTTAGCAAAGAAAATGTCTTTTGATGGATTTGTACCATATCAGAACTATCAAGATATACAGTGTTTCAGTCAGCGTAGAATAACAATAAGAAAATCCACAGGACCACAGTCAATTGATGAAAATGGTTTTGATGTATTTGGAGCTATGAAAGGACAACTTAGTCGTCTAAATTATTTTAGTTATGCACTATGCTATGCGGAAATTCAAAAACTAATGAATGAAGGGCCGTCGAGTAAATTAGATTCCGCAGGAACATCAGGAAATATACCTCCTTATCTAAATGATACTTGGTGGAATCAGGGATATTAAATTATGCTATAAAATATTAATAATAAAAAATAAATATTAAATTTAATATGTGAATCTAAAGCTTCATATATTAAATGATACAAAACTAGCTATGCCAGGTGGAGGTCTATACTCATTAGTCGCCTACGGAGCACAGAATGTACTTTTAAGTGGTAATCCAGCATTTACTTACTTCTATAAAACATATAAGAAATATAGTCATTTTGCGGAGGAGTCTGTAACATTTTCAATGGATGGGCCGCAGGAATTATCGTATGATCAGCCAATTCAGATTCGTCTTAAGATCCAACGTGTAGCAGATTTGGTACGTGATATGTATTTCTTATTTGATTTGCCCGATATTTACTGTAAATATATCCAATTACCTCAAACACTTTCGTATGGAACCCGCCGCGCGCAGTATAATTTCGCATGGACACAATATATTGGTTGCCATATTATTCAGGAAATTGGGTTTTATATAGCCGGTCAAAAAATTCAAGGGTTTGATGGTTCATATATGGTTACAAGGGCACAATGCGATTTAGATACACGAGCTTTTCAGAAATGGTCGCGACTAGTTGGAAATATCCCAGATTTATATGATCCAGCAGCTGGACTATACGCAGGAGGATCACAGAGAGTAGAATATCCCCTAGTTTACAATAATAATGGTCCAAATGGTTCAACTACTACTCCGCCAAATGTAAATAGGCCATCCATTTCTGGAAGAACCCTACAAGTTCCACTCTCATTTTGGTTTACTGAATCAACTTTTGAATCGCTGCCGTTAGTATCACTTCAATACCAGGAGTGTGAAGTTCAGATTACTTTAAGACCAATTAATCAATTATATAGAGTTCTAGATATTAATGGAAATCAAGTAGCACCTGGATATCAATATAATCCGTCGCCTATTTCTTTACAGCCTCAAAATGTATATTATACGTCTGTAGCTAGTATTTCGGATATAACAATTAATAATTTTCTAACAGATATTGGTACGCCAAACCCCTTGCTTAATACTTGGCCATTAAACCCAAGAATTCAGATGACTTATGTTTATTTGACAGATGAGGAAAGAACTGAATTTTCAAATCAACCTCTACAATACCTAGTGAGACAAGTTACAACATACCAATTTCCTGAAATATCCAGCCGCCAATTTGTTGAATTACAGACACATAATCCAATAGAGCGTTTGATAATTGTACCACGACGCTCAGATTCTTTACAGTATAGAAATCAGGTGGCAAACTTCTCAAATTGGGTAAATCCACTTATACCTCCGTTTATTCCTACTGGATATGCTGGTTCTATAGATGTGGTTAATTTGTATAAAGCAACAGGACAATTTGTTCTTAATGGTCAAAGATCAATTATGCAAGGCCTATCGGTACTAGGAGATGGTAATCTATTACAGGAGGAAAAACCATTAGAGTACTTTACACAAGTAGTTCCTTGGAAGTATTTAACAGGTATACCAGATCCTGAATTACTGGTGTATCCTTTTTGTCTTCATTCGCCCACAACTCAGCCTGATGGTACAATTAATAGTAGTCGTATTAGATTATTTCAAGTTGATTTAAATGTATTTCCATTACCTAGCAATTCATTTTATCTCTACAATATTACAATTTATGTTGAGAATTTGAATTGGGTTAATGTATCTGGTGGAACAGGTGGTCTCAAATATGCGCTATAATCACTCTGTTACAATTATAATATATGATGTGTGATGCGTTGGCTATATTAAATTCCTAAATGAATTTAGAATGTCTGATAATACAGGCGATGAATCTATTTTTACTAAGATTAAAAATTTAGCTGCATACAAAATTAATAATGCTGTATCAGATCCAAATGCTGAGAAATATGCCATCGAAATAGCTAAAAAGAAAAAAGAAAAAGAAGAAAAAGAAAAAAAACTTGCTGCTCAAATTAATATTACGGCTAATATTATTAAAGCTAGTCCAAATCAATTTAATCTTAAGAGATTTTTAAATAAGATTTTAGACGAAACTACAAAATTTTTTAAAATAGTATTTTTCCCATTTGTAGCCCTTATGCTGTCAATGATTATAGCAAATGAAATGATTGTATACTCTGTACCAGTACGTATTATATTTTTCATTTTTACATTTATAGTTTGTTTTTTAACACCACCATTATGTATTATATTAGCATTGTTCTATATTTTAAAAGGCGCATATAGCTATTATATTAATAATATGACTGGTAAAACACCCATAGAAAAAATGAAAATTATGCCAACAATTTTCACACTACTTCCAATAACTATGTATAAACCAGAATCATCATTCTTAAAATTTTTTTACTATCCTTTTACGTACCCAAAATCTGATATTTCTGCGGCAGAGCTTCCAAAAATAATGGATAAATATTGGAAAGAACTGAATGAATCGTTTAAAGATTTAGATCAAATTGTTTCTAATAATCCATCAATTTTTTCAGACCAACTTAAGAATTTAGAGAATAAATTACTTAAAAAGTTACATGATCCAGCACATTTTAATCCAGTGCCATTAGAATCAGAAGCTTCAAAAGCTTCAAA